TGCCGGAGACTTTACTGGTAGAGGTAAGCCTCATGAAGTAGAAGATTTCTTTGGTTGGTTAAAAAGACAAGCAAAAGAATTTAAGCATATTGTATTTATTGCCGGAAATCATGATATGTCTTTCGAATATAAAAGTACATGGACTGTAGATATGTTAAAATCTTTACCAAGTAATATACATTATTTAGAAGATAGTAGTGTTACAATTGATGGTATTAAATTTTATGGATCTCCCTGGCAGCCTGAATTCTTTAATTGGGCGTTTAATTTAAGAAGGGGTAGAGAATTAGAAGAAAAATGGAGTATGATTCCCTACGATACTGATGTTCTTATTACACATGGTCCTCCTATGAATATCTTAGATTATACTCAAAGGGATATGTGGAATGTAGGTTGTTTGGATTTATATAATAAAGTATTAAATATCAAACCAAAATTACATGTATTCGGTCATATTCATGAAGGATACGGAATAAAAAAATATGATCAAGAAAATATTACGTTTGTTAATGCTAGTAGCGCAACTCTTAGATATGAAATTAAAAATAAACCTATTGAGATTGAATATAGTAAAGAAAAAGGTATAGAATTTTTATAATTTTATACCTTTTTTCTTGTTTATTTGAAAAGTGCATTTTATATTTAAGTATATTAAAAAATAAAAAAATATGAGTACATGGAAAACATTGGCCCAAGGCCTTCAGGATGGTGATATTATCAAGATAAAACAAGTCGATGTTGATGTTGATATCGAATTAGAAGATGTTATTGATTTTATTGATTCAGCATCTGAAAAAGAATTAGAAAAAATTGCAAGAGCAGTAAAAGAAGAAATGGGCGAATATTCTAATACATTTTCTTCAATACGAGATACACAATTATACAGTGACTTAATGGATGCTGTTGAAGAAGCGGTAACCCGCCACGTTGATATGAAAGTGATGATTGATATAATTAAGTCTCTAAAATAATATATGAAATTAGAAACGGTAAAAAAGCGCGTAAATAAGTATTATCCTTTAGCTAAGGCTTATAAAGAATTAGGATCTTATTATATAGGAATTCCTGATTCGATGGATGATACTATTATAAATTTATTTGATGAATATTTTATTCCTGCGGTAGCTACTGAAGAAGAAGCTTGGAATAAAGCATTGCTTTGTTGTAAAACGACTCAAAACTTTAATAGAACGCATCCAGATCGTATTGATGAGATAGATGAAATGAAGATGAATCGTCTTAAAACTAGAGCAAATAAAATACATAAATCACGTGCAAAAAATAAGTCAAAGATATTTATAAATGATTAATGATGTTATAAATGTTAGACATATCTTCTATCTTTAATGATTTAAATATTAAGAGTGAAATGGCTGGACCATACTTAACTAGTCAAGAAAAAGATCAGGTTTTAGATAGATTATATAATTTACAGGCACGATTAGAAAATATGAATAGTTATGAAAATTTAGCTATCGTAGATTCTGTAATTAATTTTGTAGAAAATTATGATAGATCGTTGTCTGAGCATACTAAAAAAATTCTTAATGACATTTTACAACAAATTTCTAAAAAATGACAAAGCCAGCATTTGTTTATGATAATATCTTTTTAAATAAAGATGATTATGAGTTTTTTCAAAGCTTACCAAACAGAGAAAAGCTTTTATTTTTATATGACCTTTGCTTAGAGGTTGAGGAGTTTGAAGAAGATAATGAAGAAGAATTATTTGAACCTGAAGAAGGCTCTCCGAATAGTTTTTTAACTCCCAAACTTTTAAAATTTTTAGAGCAAGCTTCTTACGATTCAAACTACGTGCATATTTTACTGCTTCCTGATTCCTTAGTGATATCTGGAAATTTAAGTTCAACAATAGATTCTACAAAAAAATACTTATTTAATGATGGATATATTTTTACAAAGGAACCATTTAACAATAAGTTTTTAGATAAAGAATTAAAAATGCTTAAACAATATTTTCAATATGTAGAAGTATATAAATTACTTTCTATTATTCATCCTAGTAGTTTAAATTAAGCCCTATTAAGGGCTTTTTTTATGTAATTAAATTTGGTTTTTTGATTTGTTTACCTTATCTTTATGATATGATAAGAAATTTAGGTTATGCGTGTATTAACACTACTTTGCAAAAAAGTAAGATTAGTACTAATCGCGGTATGAAACAAGCTACGTTTAAAGCCAAGGGCTTACCGTATGCATCTGAACTAGCATTGAAGAATGTTATTGATTTAGAAAAAATTATTCATTGGAATGAAGCTAACAATATTAGGTTCTTCCGTATTAGCAGTGACATCTTTCCGTGGTGTAGCGAATACAATTTTGACCAACTTCCTGATTTCCCTCAGATTAAAGAAATTATGGAGCGCATTGGCCTATATATTCAAGCTCATAACCACCGAATCACCGCTCACCCAGGCCCTTTTAATTTATTAGCATCTCCTAATGAAGCTGTGGTAAAAAAGACTCTTATAGAGCTTGAAAATCATTCTAAGGTATTTGATTTATTAGGTTTGGAAGAATCTCCATATAACAAGATTAACATACATGTAGGCGCTACGTATAACAATAAAGAAGGTGCAGCTAAGACATGGGTTAAAAATATGAGACGCTTAAGTAATGCCTGCTCTTCTCGTTTAACTGTTGAGAATGATGATAAAGCATCTATGTTTTCAGTTAAAGATTTATATCATATGGTACATTCTGAATGTTGTGTTCCTATTGTGTTTGACTTTCATCATCATACATTTAATACTGGCGAGTTATCTGAATTTGAAGCTCTTAAGTTAGCTTCTTGCACTTGGCCGATGGATGTTATTACGACTACACATTATTCTGAAAGTAAATCATTACATCTTAATGATCCGAAAATTAAACTTCAAGCGCATAGCGATTTAATTAATGGCCCGATTAATTGTCATGGCCTTAATATTGATGTAATGATTGAAGCTAAATCTAAAGAATTAGCACTTTTAGAGTATAGAAAAAAAATATTTTCCTGAAATTTAGGAAATATGGTAAAATTTAATTATAATGATGATGGGATAGAATAAGAAATGGGTCCATATCATATAAATATTAAATAAATTAAATATACTATAATTATAATAAATATAAATCGGTCATGAGATACAAAGCACAAACACAAACAAAGTTAGAAGCAGTAAACAATCATTTGTTAACTATCGTAAAAGGATTAGATACACATACATTGTCCGCTGATCAAGTAGCAGCAGAAATTCAACAGGTTAGACAGAAAGTAGAGAATATTATTTCTTTAATCGAATTGGAACCGACAGACTTTGGTTATTAACCATTTTGATGATCATATACAAATGATTATATCAATTCAATAAAAGAATACCACTTTTAATTTTCCTTTTAAAATTTTAAATTTAAGCACTAAATCTTCATTGTTAAAAGCAGTGGAGATTTATTTGTTTATAAGTAATTTTTTCTTTATATTTGATTATGATTCAGAGAAAAACAAAGCAAAACATATATGGTGAACGTATTACTTCGAGTAATGTACAAGAAGTAAATGACGAAGCTACACAAACAGAAGTTTATGATTATGATATAAATTCTGCAGAATACTTGTTTAAACAAGCTGAACATGGATTTAATGTAGATGATGAAGTTATTTATCTACATGGTCCGGTTAAAGATGGTGAAACGTTATATAACATAATGTATGCGGTAAGAATAATATTACGTTATAGAGCAGAAGAAGATAAAGATAGGCCAATTACAATTTCATTAAATTCTCCAGGTGGAGACATTTTTGAAATGAATGGTATTATTGATTATATCCAATCTTTACCGTTTAAAGTAAATGTAGTTTGCAGAGGGCAAGCAATTTCTGCAGGAGCCTGGATATTAGCTTGTGCTACAGGAATTAGGGCCATGAGTAAAAATTCTACAATGATGCTTCACGAAGGAACTTATGAAATACAAGATAAATTTCATAATATGAAATCTTCATTAGATTATTTTAATCATTTAGAAGTATTAGGTTGTCAAATGTTAGCAGATAAAACAGGTATTGAAGCTTCATTTTGGAAAGAAAAATGTAAATTGGATTGGTATTTAACAGCAGAAGAAGCATTAAAATTAAAATTAATAGATAAAATAATATAAGTTATGAAGTTTACAGAAGAACAATTAGTAGAAAATTGGGATACTTTTATCTCACTTATTAAAGAACATATTGCTGAACCGAGAAAATCAGCATTAATTAAAATGTATGAAGAATTCCAAGAAGATTTAATATTAGCACCGGCATCAGGAAATGATAATTATCATAACTGTTTTGTAGGTGGGTATATTGACCATGCAATTCGTGTAGTAAAATGCTCGCTTAAATTATATGATACTTGGGCTGAAATGGGAGCAGATATTAATGGATTTACAAAAGAAGAATTAATCTTTGCAGCAATTAATCATGATTTAGGAAAAGCAGGTGATGTTAAACAACCTTATTACATCCCAAATCCTTCGGAATGGCATAGAAAGAATCAAGGAGCATTATATGAATTAAATGGTAAGATCCATTTCATGAAAGTTCCGGATAGAAGTTTATTTACATTACAAAAATTTGGAATTGAAGTATCTGAAAATGAATATTTAGGTATTAAATTACATGATGGTATGTATTCAGATGCTAATAAAGGTTATTACATGGCATTCAAACCAGAATTTGGATTAAAATCTAATTTAACGTTTATTTTGCATCATGCAGATCATTTAGCTTCTAGAATTGAGCATGATAATAAAACTCCGAAAGATAATTCTACGCCGATTACATACGTAAAATCAAATAAGCCAACGACATCTGCGGTATTTGAATCAAATAATACTTCTGTAGATGATTTATTTAAAGACTTTTTTAAGAAATAAATTATGTTAAATACATTATTAATATTAGTCATATTAGGTTTAGGTTATGTAATATATAACTTACTTAATAAAGTAGAAAAATACGAGGAACGTATTTTAAGCAAAACAGATGACGTTCAAATTTTATTATTACAATTTAGAAATATCTTAGATAAAATGAAAGATATTGATAATAAGAAAATATTTGAATCTGATGACGAAGTAGGAGTTACTTTTGAAATGCTAAAAAATCTTATCGAAGCTAATGAAAATTTATTAGAACAATACATTAACGAAGATGACAGCAGTAGCGACGGTAGATAAGAAGCAATATTTTACTCAGGAAACTGAGAACGCGATTTGTGCGTATATTGCTTCGACGGATTTTGCTGAAAAAAGCAGAATATATAATTCAGATATCAAAAAGCCTTTTGAGAAAATAGTTGAAAATTGGATCTTTAAATTACAAGCTTGGAAGTATACAGATTCATATACAGATTTATCTAATGATACAATTACTTTTCTTTGTGAGCGTTTAAATAAATACGTTCATGCAAATGGAAAAGCATTTTCATATTTTTCTGTAATTGCTAGAAATTATCTTATCTTATTTATTAAGAAAAGTCATCAAAAATTAAAAAGTAATGTAGATACAGAAAATATCGATATCGAACGTAATTTAATGACAGAAGAATCTTATAAAGATTTCGTTGAAGAGACTTATGATTTTGTTGAAGAATTTGTAAAATATGTAGATGCAAATTTACCTATATTATTTGATTCGCAAAAAGAAATGTCAGTTGCAGATTCAATATTAGAATTATTCCGTACAAGAGATAATATAGAAAACTTTAATAAAAAGGCTTTATATATTTTAATAAGAGAAAGGACGGGTTTAAAGACTCAAACAATTACGAAAACAGTAAATGATATTAAACTTATTTATGAGCTATTATATAAGAGTTTTCAATTGAATGATGGTATTAAATTAAACCCTTATAAGTTACAAGAATTAATTCGAATGCAAAAGAATAAGGCAAAGAGATAATTATTTTAAAAGATAATTATGCCTACTATAAATGATTCGATTTACGGAAAGACTTCATTAGCAGATGTATTTAAAGAAATACATGTTAATCAAAAAGAAAAAAATAAACAAATAGATAATTTAATTCAGCAGTTATCACCTTTAGTAAAAAGTATTAATGATGCTGCTGTAATAGTACCACTGATAAAAGAATATTTAGATGTGGGTGTTAAGAACGACGAGCAGTTAATTAAAATGACTTCCGTCGTTCAACGACTATTATCTTCTGAAGCAAAACAAAAGTCCGATGCTGGTATTGGAGAGTTTCAATTATCTCCGGAAGAATTAAAACAAATTCAAAGCGATTTAAAAGATCTTAATCAAATTAATAAAGATATTGAAACGTCATTATCTAAATCAATTAAATAATGTTAGAATCTGCCGAAGTAATAGAAGTTTTTTTAAAAGATAATATTCAAAACTATTATACTATTCGATTTAAATTCTTAAATCGCCCGGATGATACTGATGAAAATACAAATACTGCAGCCCCGTTAAATATTCATATTAAATCTATTCCTGTCCCTGGTGAAATAGTATTAATTGTATCGGCAGCATCTTCATATTCAGGTAATTTTAGATTGACCGAAGGTACATTTTATTATATAAATGATATTAATGTTCAATCTAGCATTAATTATAATGGAGTGCCTACTGCCGGCAATGTACCAGTTTCTAATAATTCTAATTATCAAGATGCATCATTAGGTATTACATATGCTATTAATCAATCTCAACCAAATAGGATAAAGAAAACATTTGAAATAATTAATAATGTAAAACCATTACAATTATTTGAGGGAGATGTTGTAGTTGAAGGTAGATATGGAAATTCAATTAGATTTGGATATACTATTAAGAATAGCAGCGATATTACAAAACAACCTACTTATACTTTAGGTTCTGTAGGAGATCCTATTTTATTAATATCAAATACAAAAACAAATTCTGCATTAAGAGGTTTTAGAATTGAAGATATTAGAACAGATGATTCTTCTATTTATTTAACTTCGACACAAAGGATACCTTTAACATTAGCAGGTCCTACGACAGTTACAAATATTAATATAGGAACATTTACACAAAATTTATCTGGAAAACAAATAATAATGAGTTCGGATAGGATTGTATTAAATGCAAAAGAAAAAGAAATAGCATTATCTTCAAAAAACGGTATTTCAATTACTAGTACAAGAGATATTGTATTAGAATCTTCAAATGCAATTACATTAAATTCTCCTACAATTAATCTAGGATATCCAGCAATTTATTCTGGAGTTAATGGGGAATTATTAGAAATTATATTAAATGGTATAGCACAAGGATTTCAAACTATTCCTGTAGTTGGTCAAGGTATAGCAACTTCGCTTTCTACATTAATAAGTTCTACACCATTTAAATCTACAAAGGTAAAACTTTAAAAAATACTGTATCTTTTATTGACTTCGATAATTATATTAAAGAGTCAGTATGGACAGTAATAAATTTTTTAAACAGTTAAGACAAATCATTAGAGAAGAAGTAGAAATGGCAGTTCATAAAGAAATGAACATTCTCTATGAAAGTCTAGATAAAGTATCAAAAAAAGCTTCAAATAGTCAAAGAATGGTTACTGAAGCTTCACAAACTACTAAACCAGTATTTAAAAAGCCCGCAGCTAAAAAACCAGCAGCTACTTTTTCTAGTAATCCACTTCTTAATGATATTCTAAACGAAACAGCTAATAATGGATTTTCTTCTAAAGATTTTCATGGAATTTTAGAAGAAAATTATAATCCTAATCAATTAGGTCATGATGATTATGATGAATGGCCGACGATGAGAAATATGTCTAGTATGGGAATGCAATCTGCACCTAGCGTTGCTTCAATAGCCCCTAGAACGGATATTGACGGTAGGCCAGTAACGGAATTAGCACCTGAAGTTGAACAAGCATTAACTAGAGATTATTCTTCGTTAATGAAAGCAATTAATAAGAAAAAAGGAAAGTAATAAATGGCTAGGATATTAAGTAAAATACCTGTAATTGATACTCAACCTGATGTAGCAGTAGGAGTTTTACTTCCATTAAATAATGCTAAAAAAGGAGTATTTGAATTATCATACAGTACTCAAGAACAAGCAATATCTAATTTAAAAAATCTTTTATTAACAAGTAAAGGGGAGCGTAGATATTTGCCAAATTTTGGCACGGGTATTATGGACTTATTATTTGACCCAAATACATCAGAAGTAGGAGAAAATTTAAAAGATGAAATATCTTCTGCTATTTCTTTTTGGATGCCATATATTATAATAAATAGTATTGATATACAACAAAAGTTAGAATCATTAGGAGAAGAAAGTGAACATGGATTATTAATAAATCTTAATTTTCAAGTAACAAATACTGGTGCAAATCAAACTATAATTATAGACATTAATCAATCAGGAACAATAGCTATACTATAATGGCAAATACTAATACAAAAAAAGATATAAAATATATTAATAAGGACTTTAGTAGTTTTAGACAATCTCTTATAGAGTTTGCAAAAAGTTACTTTCCAAATACATACAATGATTTTAATGAAACGTCACCGGGTATGATGTTTATTGAAATGGCAGCTTATGTAGGGGATGTGCTTTCTTATTATACGGATAATCAATTAAAAGAAAGTTTATTATCATACTCTCAAGAGCGTTCGAATTTATTACAATTAGCTCAAGAGCATGGATATAAACCAAAAAATACCGTACCAGCAACAGTAAATTTAGACGTATATCAATTATTACCTGCAATACAATCTGGTTCGATTTATTATCCTGATTGGAATTATGCATTATCAATAAATGATGAAATGATCGTTAGCGCTACTAATTCAAATGTACAATTTAGAACAATTGAATCTGTAGTATTTACATCAGCGTCAATTACAAATGCTGGGGGAGATGCATTAACAGTATATCAAGTAGATTCGAGTAATAATCCGGTATATTATTTATTAAAAAAACAAGCAAAAGCAGTTGCAGGTACGATTAATACTCAGAATTTTACATTTGGAACTCCTAAAAGATATGATAAGATTATTTTAAATGAGACTAATATAATTGAAATTTTAGATATTACAGATTCAGATGGAAATATATGGTATGAAGTTCCGTATCTAGCTCAAGATACTATTTTTGATGAAGTAAAAAATGACCAATATTCAAATGTAAATTATACTTCATCTAATAGTGTAGCCCCATATTTATTGAAACTTAAAAAAGTATCTAGAAGATTTGAAACTAGAGTTAATGCAGATAATACAATTACTATTCAATTTGGTGCGGGTGTTTCAACATCAGCAGATGAAGAATTAATACCAAACCCAGATTTAGTAGGTAGTTCATTATATTCTACAAATATAGATTATTCAATTGACCCTAGTAATTTTTTATATTCTAAAACATACGGTTTAGCCCCTGCAAATACTACATTAACTGTAAGATATACTACAGGTGGTGGTATTGAATCTAATGTTCAAGCAGATACATTAATTACAATTTCTGGTATAACTTTTGATTCTGATGGGACTGGATTAAATGAGGCATTATTTACTAGAATTAAAAATTCCGTAGCCGTTAACAACCCTTTACCTGCAGTAGGAGGAAAGAGTTTGGAAAGTATTGATGAAATTAGATATAATGCAATTGCAAACTTTGCATCTCAAAATAGAGCAGTAACAGTAGAAGATTATATTGTAAGAGTTTATGCTATGCCACAAAAATTCGGAGCTGTATCTAAAGCATATATTACTCAAGCAAAAGATAAAGTTATTGATAAAGGTATAGTAAGTTCAAATCAATTAGCAATGGATTTATATCTGTTAGGATATGATTTAAATAAAAACTTAACACCGTTAAATTCTATTGTTAAATCTAATTTATCTACATATTTAGAACAATATAGAATGATAACTGATGCTATTAATCTTAAAGATGCATATATTGTAAATATTGGATTAGATTTCAGTATTATAGTATTACCAGGATATAATAGTAATGAAGTGTTACTTAAATGTATTTCTAAATTAAAAGACATTTTTAATATTGATAAGTGGCAAGTAAACCAACCAATTATACTATCAAAACTATATGCAGAGTTAGATAATGTAGATGGTGTTCAAACGGTATCAAATATTACAATTATTAATTTAACGGGAAGTGATATTGGATATTCAAATAATAGATATGATATAACAGCGGCTACAAGAAACGGAGTAATTTATCCTTCATTAGATCCTTGTATTTTTGAAATTAAATATCTAAATAAAGACATTAAAGGTAGAGTAACAGGTTAATTAATTAAACAATGATTTATCATTTATATTCAGATCAAGATGCTACAATATACGAAAAAGAACCAACATTAAATGCTGGTCTAGATGAAATATTGGAGTTAGAAAAAGTCGTTACTAGTACTAGCATTATTGAAGTTTCAAGAATTTTAATAAATTTTAATGCTAGTCAATCAATAGCTAGTTTAAGGTCTCAAGGTTTAGTATCTACTGGAAGTTTAGTTTCTACATTAAAATTATATAGTTTAGAAGCTATTGATTCACCAGTGGATTATACAATTTCTTGTTATCCGGTATCTCAATCATGGACTAGAGGGACTGGTAAAGTAAATTATATACCATTTTTAACTGATGGTGTTTCTTGGAAATATGCAACACAATCAACAAGATGGGTAACTGGTTCATTTTCTACAAACGTAACTGCATCATATTTAGTTAATCCAGGGGGATGTAATTGGTATGAGTTAGCTCAAGAATCTAAACAAACATTTACATATTCTCCTTTAAGACAAGATTTAAATTTAAATGTATCATTTATAGTAAATCAATGGTTAGCCGGGGCTTTTAAAGAACAAGGATTTATAATTAAAGTATCTGGTTCATTAGAATATGATACACAAACTTATGGCCCTATTCAGTTTTTTAGTAATGAAACAAATACAGTATATACTCCTAGATTAGAATTAGCTTGGGATGATTCGTCATTCATAACCGGATCTTTACCTGCATTATCTACAGATAGATATACAATTATTTCTAAAAATCTTAATAAGCAATATACTCAAAACTCTATAGACACTATTAGAATTGTAGCTAGACCATTATTTCCTGTTAGAACATTTGCAACAGGTAGCGCATATAATATTGTACAATATCTTCCACAAACTACATATTATGGTGTAGAAGATTATTACACTGGAGAATTGCTAGTTCCATTTGGAAATTATACGAAAATAAGTTGCGATCCAAATGGTAATTATTTTTTATTTAACTTTAATGTATTACAAAAAAATAGATTTTATAGATTTGTTTATAAAATAGTAAATAATAACACTATAAAATATTTTAAAGCAGATGAAGTTTTTAGTATAATATAATATGGCAACAAATAGTTTAGGACAATTTATAGTTAATGAAAGCGGTAGTAGTGTTGTTAGTATTAAAATTACTGAACAGTATATATCTTTAGATCAATATAATCGTTTTTTATTAGATAATAAAGAATTTACTGAATTAACTCCTACAATTGATAAAGATGCTTTAATTAGATCTTTAACTAATCAAGTAGATTCTTTAAATGGTACAATTAATAATTTAACTACAGATTTAAAGGGAGGATTTTTAGTATCTGTAACCACTCCGCAATATGCATTTCCAGTAATTCAACCAAATGCAATTACATATAACGGCAAAAAAGTTTGGGAAAGTATAGGATTTGATAATGATAATAGTGCAACTAATTTTAATAGTAGACAATCAAATGGATTGAAATTTTGGAACATACCTAATAAAGCAGCGACGATATATAAAAATGCAAATTCTTTAGGAAATTATGATTTAAAGGCTACAATAAAATATAGATTTAAATATATAGGAACGCAGCCTATTGATAATATACAATCTGTTAATAATACAATACAATTTTATCAAATAATAGTAGACGATAATGGTCAGCAGAGACTAGCACAACAGTTAAGTTCAGCCGGACAAATTATAAATCAAACTAATAAATTAACTAAAACAACTTACAAAACTGGGGATGTAACACAAGAATTTAGTGCAAATTTAGTTAGAGATAATTATCTTTTAGGAGAAAATACGGATATAATATATCTTCCGGTTCAATATTATTTTAATCAATTAATTAGTCCAAATAGTATTAGCACAAAAACTGTTAGAGATAATTTCTTAATGGAAATCTTGCCAGATTCTACATTCTCTTTATTACCTAGATAATTATATTAAATGCTTATAGATAATTTACTTCAATCGGAAACGGCTTCATACGATAGCGGATTTATTAATACTGACTTATCAATAATAGGTCAAGTAAATACTAGAACACCTTCTGCTGTATCTAGCAGATACGAAGTAAATTTATATTCCTTTGATGGCATTTTAATTGAAAGTTATGTAGAAAATACTAAAACTCCATTTAGAATAACACCAACGGGGTCGTATTTAGATGTTAATTTATCAAAATATTTTGATCAATCAAATTTAAATTCTGGTAAGTATTATTATATAATTAATGCTTATGATCAAATCGGGGGGCCTCAACCTAATAACTTAATTGTTGAAGAAATTTCTTCTACTAGAACGGAAGTTAGATTATTAAGAGTTAAAGCATTATCAGAATTTACACAATCAATAAGACTTAGTAGATCAACCTCACCTGTATTTCAAAATACTACTCCTAATATTCAAACTCGTGGAGATTTATTAGGAGCAATTGAAAGTATTAATAGAGGACAAGGTATTTCATTTAATAGATTTGAAATATATGATCCAAATACCGGAGAAAGTTTTCCTGTTACAGGGACGTCTGGTGAAATTGCAAATGATCTATTATCTAATGATATAGAATATACTGAAAATCAATTAGCATTAGATAGCAAAACAACAGAAACAGATTTTCAAAGAATTTTAACTAAAAATGGAAATTTTAGAAATATCTTTCTTAATTTTGGACAAAATAGATTAGTAAGAATTCTTAATATTGAATTATCTGGCGCGCCGTCTTTTGAAATTTTAGTTAAGTTATATGAGCCTTTACCTATTGATATCGACGTTCGACAATTTTGCGAAATAGATGAAGTATTTTTTAGCTATGGAGATGTTGTTGAATATGTTCAAAATGTAGAAATTATTGATCCATCAATACAAATTCAAGGGCCTAATTTTAATATCGATGTTGACCTTTATAAAAATACTACTACAGGATTTCAAACTTGGAATGATTTATTAGATGTTAATTTATCAACATCTCAACAAATTATAGATTCGTATTTTGGACAATCATTACAAGGTATTAAGTTAAATATTGATTATAGTAAACCAGAGCAATTTATATTTTATAGTTCAGGAGAAGAAAGATTTCTTAACTTTTATTATAAGATACAATTAATAGAAGATTATAATAAGCAATTAAATACTCTTAATGATATTAATCAAACTATCAAATCAGCAAATATTATTGATATTACAAAAAAGCGTAACAAAATAATTACAGGATTTGATGATTTTGAAAAATATTTATACTTTGGCGCTGAATCTGGAAGTTTATATACATTCTATACTGGAAGTATTGCAACTTGGCCAAAAACTGCAACAGGAAGTTTAAATTGGTTAGAATCATATAACTATTGGGTTGATAATTATTCTACAGGTTCATTAAATAGTAATATTGGATATAATTTACAAAGTACTACATCATCAATTGTACAAACGTATGCAACTGATACTATTGCAATATTACAAGAATATGATAAAAATAATATCAGTTCTTTATTAAAAACAGTACCTGCAAGTATTTTATTAGATGATAGAAATTCTGAATATTTTATATTTGTAAATATGATAGGTCATCATTTTGACATTATCTATACATATATTAATCATTTATCTTCTATACATTCAAGAGAACAGCATCCGTTAGATGGTATTAGTAAAGATTTATTAACCGATGTTGCTGATTCATTTGGATGGAAATTAGTTAATTCTAAAAAGAAAGATAGTCTTTGGCAATATGTAACTGGTTTAGATTCTAATGGAAATTATATTCAAACAGGAAGTTTAACTCCTACAATATCTACAGAACAATATACCTTAGAAATTTGGAATCGTATTGTAAATAACTTACCTTATTTATTAAAAACAAAAGGAACGAAGCGTTCTATTCAAGCTTTAATGTCTTGTTATGGAATTCCTTCTACAATTATTAATATTAAAGAGTATGGAGGTCCTACAACAAATGATATTAAACCAAATTGGCAAGTAGATAAATTTATTTATTCTTTAGAAGTAGGAAATAATACCGGATCTTTAACAATTCCATGGGATTATTTAACAACTTCAAATAGAACACCAGATACATTACAATTTAGATTTAAACCTGATTCTAGTGTAGTATTATTTCCTAGAACATTATTAAGAACTGATAATTCTGGATTACCATATTTTTATATTACGTATGACCAACCTAGTGGTTATAATCCTAAAGAAGGGCAATTAACATATTATTTATTACAACCAGATTCTAGTTATACATCTGCTTCATTAAATAATATTCCAATGTTTAATAATGATTGGACTTCTATTAATATACAAAGAAATTCATTACCGGTATCTTCAACTGCAGTTATATCTTCTTTTCAAAGTTTAGTTACATCTGCTGGAGGAACAATTCAAGCATCTACTTGTATAACTAATACAATTAATAGTTTATTAACATTATCAGAAAATGATCTTACAATCGGAGCATTAGTTAAAAATTATGATAATATAATTTATAATTCTTCAAGCTCTTTATCTGGGTCTAATTTATACTATAATACTCCGACTAATATAGTTATAGGTTCTTCTAGTTATAGTACATCTAATAAAGCATTTGATGGTAATATTAATGAAATTAGATATTGGTCGTATTTATTAAATAATGATTCGATGGTACAATATACTAAGAATCCATTATTTTACGGAGGTAATACAGATCCGGATGCTTATAATTATTTAAGTTTTAGATTACCATTATCTTATTTAATAACTGCAACAGGAAGTTATCCATCAGTACATCCTAATCAAAGTATTCCGAGCTTTACTAATGGATCTAGTTCTGCATTCTTTAACGGATTCGTATCTACAGATTTAGGAGGAGAAGATTATACTACATACGTCGTATTACCTAGTTTAGGAAGTGATAATATTCATAGCGAAAAAATAAGAATTGTTAATAATTCATTAACAAGTTCATTAAATACTGATATATCTGTTGAAATACCAACATCAGAACAAACACCAAAAGATACAAATATAGTAAGCATATATTTTTCTCCTCAGGAAATGATAGATTCTGATATCTATAATCAATTAGGATATTTTGATATCGATGATTATATAGGAGATCCTGCAGATCAAAATTTATCTTATTATAATGATTTACGAGTAATACAATATCAATATTGGAAAAAGTATAAAAATTCAAATAACTTACCAGTATTATTAAAACTTTTATCAGTATATGATTATTCTTTCTTTGATCAATTAAAACAATTATTACCAGCAAGGGTAGTTTTAGATAACAGTATTAAGATTAGACCAAATGTATTAGAGCGTAGTAAAATTACTATTTTAGATGATGTTGTAGTAACTACACCAATGTATGATAAAACAATCGATGCTTATGACTATATTAATTTAACGGGTGATTATCCAGTATATGACGGCACTATTGATTATACAGATACTTTAGAAAAAGCAGGAGTATATAACTATAGTTCTAGTAAATATTTACCCGGATCTGGTGTAGTTAATATGATGGTAAGATTTGAGCCGACAGGCGCTGCGGTATTACAAAATACATTATCATTAACTAGACAAGTTTTTTATCCAATTTATAGTACAGAAGCGAGCGCAAGTATTGGTAAGTTCAATAGTAGTAGTTATTACAGAGCAGCAGAAGTTCAAGATTATAATTATTCATTAGCTTCGTTTAGAAAAAGAAATTTTGAAGGTACGAAAATATCCGCGGCCGGATATAATGTTAGTAGTAATGATTTACCAGACAAATCGCCTGTTATTTCTGTAACGATAGTTAAACCAGGTACGATTAGAAATAATCCAGCAATACCGCCAAAACCTCCTACCTCTCCAGTAAAATCACCAGCGCCTCCAGTAAGTACTACTAATCCGAATGCTAATGGAAGAACACCTATAGGATATAATTCTAGAGGATTTAATCTTGGATAAAAATTAATGTTAACATATAATTATTTAAAAATAGAAGATAAAATATTATGGGATATTTAAATAATGCTAGCGTAACTGTAGACGCGATTTTAACTACAAAAGGCCGTGAATTGCTTTCGAAAGGAACAACAAACGGATTGGATATTAGCTATTTTGCTTTAGGAGATGATGAAGTGAATTATGATTTATGGAATCCAGCACATCCGTTAGGAAGCGATTATTATGGTATTGTTATTGAGAATATGCCAGTATTAGAAGCTTCTCCAATTCCAGATCAAAACTTAAAAAGTAAATTGATAACTATTGCAAATAGAGATACTGCACAATTAGCTACTATTACAGCGCTGCCATCTACTATTACAGATTTTAAATTACAACGTACGTCAAATGGAGGTGTTGCAATTATAAACGGCGCTAGCGGAGTACCAGTTAATATAAGTTTATCTTCAAACGGTTTAGATGCGGGTACTGCTAATAATAATACATTAGGATATACAGTATTTTTTCCTAGTAAATATCTTAGAATTACTCCTGAAGGAACTGGCACTACATTTGTAAATACTCAAGCCGTTGGAGATAGTACTTCTCTTTCTAGTATACTTGTAAAAGGAAATAAATTTACAGTATATCCTGTAATAAGTAATATATCGACAGATTATCCTGGCGTTAATACAGTTGGTCTAAATATCATTATTCAAGCAAATGAAATTGGAGGAAGCGTATCAATTCCAGTAACTGTTAGCTTCGTATAATATATTCTAAATAAAATATAAATTTTTTATAAATAAAATGGCAAATACATTTAAATTAATAAATACCGGATCTGATGTTGTATCTAATAATAATCAAATCGTAACATCACCATTATGGGCTAATAATGTAGGCACATTAACTACATACTATACTAGTTCATTAATGACTAATACACAAAAGCAATACTATTATAATGTTGTTAGTGATACGAGTACTAGTGCAAGTGGACAATTTGCCGTAACATATGGTAACAGATTAGGTAGCGGTAGTTATTCAGGCGGAGGGTCATTAAATGATTCTCCTACAAGAGCAATTTATTCTCAATATAAAAATATTTTATTATCTTCTACAGATACTCAATTTACATTTTATGGAGGAGTAAATTCTGATAATATATATGTAATTACAGTTGATAGGGCACGTTTAAAAGAGAGATTAAATGCAGGTACATGGCAATTAAGTTTAGCTGAATTAAATGGAGGGTCTTATGCAAATGCAGCATATACAGGAAGTAATGTTCAAGTATCTAGTTCAAATAAAGTTATTAGTTTAATTGATGATAGTGTTACTACAGCAACTGTAGGTACGACGCCGGGAGGTAGAGTTTATAATGTTGTATCTGGTTCTATAAATAATGGGGTATTCGGTGGTTCGGTAACATCTACTTATACATATGGATTAGTTTATCCAGATTTAGGAATAATTGTTTTAAATGGAGATAAATTAAATTCAAATCTTTCATTTAATACCGTTACTGCATCTTATCAAGTTACTGGATCATCACCAGTACCAGGCGGAGATAATGCTTGGAAATTATATACATCAGTTTCTGGGGCAGCAGCAATCAGCGCAGCAAATGGATTTACAGCGAGGAATCAAGAAACTATTAAATCGCAAATTGTATTTGTAAGAGCATTTAATGGAGATTTTAATTTTTCAAATAACCCAACATTTGTAACGGGGTCTAATAATACATTAGCTCAACCTACAATGAAAGGTAATCCTCAAGTTTATATTACATCGATAGGTTTATATGATAAAAATTATAATTTAGTTGCAGTAGCAAAATTAAGTAAGCCTTTATTAAAATCTTTTGATAGAGAATTATTAGTTAAAGTAAAAATAGACTTCTAAAAAATACAAAGAAAGCTCGTTCATTCGAGCTTTTTTACTGAATATATTATCTTATCGATATTTATAATAAAGGTAAGAGTTAATGTCAAATTATAAAGTATTAGGCGCTATACAAGATTCAAATGTAACAAACTATACCGCTCATAAAAACTGGGTATTTACATCGCAATCTTTTACAAATTCTAGTTTTAAATATTTACGAGGAATTTATTCGAATAAATACGTTACTATAAGTGCATCATCTGCTATCGGAGAATTACAAAATTCAGATGGTAGTTATATGAAAAATACCTATATAAGTACTAATCATTTACTATACGAACCATATACCAAATTTGGATATATTACCTATCCGTTTGGTATTTTTTCAAGAAATTTAAATTATAATTTAATATCATACTCAATTCCAAGAATTAAAGTTGGAGATAAAATTAAACCTGGAAGTTTAAGTATTTCATTAACAGGTAAAGCAAATGAAACAATTACTTTACAAGATAACGGAAATTATGAATTGATAGATACTAGAATTAATACATCTAGTTTTGCTTCAAACAGTATTATTTATTTAGGATTTAATAACGGATTTGATTCTAGTTTTACTCCAGAAAATTATTATAGTAAAGATATAACATATTCTACAGGTATTACTAGTAGCAATTATTCTCACGGATATCAAGCAAACTTTAATGGATCATCTTCATATATTCAAGTTGTAGATAATTTAGATAATTGGTTTAATACTTTTGATAATGATTTTGCAATATCATTTTGGATCAATCCATCATCCACAGCGACTACGCAATCAATTATATCTAAAAAATGGTTAAATAATTCTAGTTTACAATCATATCCATTTGATATATTTTATACCAGTGCATCTATTAATTTTAAACGTTCAGATAGTAATATAATAGCAACAATATCATCCGGATCAATAAATACAAATACTCAACATCATATTATTTGTCAAAAAACAGGAAGTATTTTACAAATATATAAAAATGGAAGTTTATTAAATTCTGGAGCAGATACTACAATCGCAAAAGTATCAAATAAAAGTAGTATATATTTAGGTTCTGCAAATACCACAGGATTAACGCCATTTATCGGAAGTTTAGATGAAGTTAGATTTTATAATAGGGCATTAACTACAAATGAAATTACATCTTTAGCAACATTAACAGATTCAAATTACTCAGCCCTTCAGACTAATAAAGTTGGTAATATATTTTATGATCAAGATGTAGTAGTATATTCTCCATATCAAAATGAATTAGTATCGGCATCATTTTCAAAAGATTTTACTTTATCATATAAAGGAAGTTTAAATATAGAACAGTCAAAGTATTATATTAATATTCCTATGAATGATTATAATACTAGTACTAATCCATCGTTATATGATTCAACAGGCTCGCTACTTTCATTCGCGACGGGTTCTGAATTTACGCCGTATATAA